TTCCATTCTTCGTTTTTGTTATTTCGCCTACAAGTTCTTCGCCTGAGACCAATCTTATTAATCGAATTTCCATTTTATTTCTCCTATTTATTTTTTGTTAAGGTTATATTATATCACAGTTTGTGACGTTTGTAAAGGTTTATTTTCACTTATTTTCATATTATACTATTGACGTTAATGTGGCATGCGTCCAGAACCGGCTGAATCGCCTGTAAGAATGTCTTTTCAAACTGCAGCTCATAATCCACATATTGATGTAATCCAAACTCTTCTGGTAAGAAATCTATATAAGATATCACATTCTCGTCGATAGGGTTGGGCATGGTCAAATAAGTGTACTTAATCTTCTCTGCTGCACCTATCCTCTGGTTAATCAAACCTAGGTCATCACACATGTTATTATGTAAGATACTACCTCTGACGTGAATAGGTGTGCCGGACTTATATGGGACTGCTGAGGCAAATGCTTCGCTCGAACCGAGGATATCTGCAAGGAGTGTATTATCTGCAGCCGCGTCGTCCTGACTATGGATCCACTTCTTGATGTTTGATACACCCTTCGGAGAACTCACTTCTTCTGCTGTAAAGCCCATAAAGTTTGCCTTGAAGTTATTTATGTAGTCTACTACCTCGTGTTTATCTTTATCTATAATGACTTTGAATACATCCTTTAACGCATCACGGCACTTCTCTGGTGTAGACGACTTAATTGCTTCGATGCCCATGATTTTCAATCTTGGTTGGGCGTATCGAACACCCTCATTATCGTGCACGTTCAGGATGTATCGCTTCTTGGCGGTCCATATTCCTTTGTTCGCAATGACTTCTCGTTTCATGACCATCTTATTTTCGCTACCACCTAGTACTGTAAATAGCTCATCGTAACCCTCGGCCAACCATTCTTCTAACTTCTCGCTTGCTCCACTCAACCATGAAACCGTATCGGCCGGGGGATTGTCGCCGGTTGCAGCCTTAAGCAATGGATGCATGTTGACATACAACGAGTCAGTGTCAATTGCGATTATGTAGTCTACCCCTGATGTCTGGCATGCTTGGTTGAGGCGTTTATTGAGCACATTCTCAGCCCACTTGATCGTTAACTGACCAGTCACTGTAACTGCTCTTGCAATCCTAAGATCAAAGTATCTGAAGAATCTATTACCGATAGCTCCATATAGAGAGTTCAGTAGTAGTTTCAACGTCATTTGCTCGTTGTCTAGACGCTGGGCTAGCTTCACTAGAGCAGGGGTACTACTCTTCTCAATCGCATCTTTCAGCTGAAGCATCTCAGATTTTATTCTAACACGGTCAGCATACATTTCTTCAACCAGGGCAGGAACGACTCCTCGTATTCCAGTATTGAAACACTGTCCAGTAGCGGCAACACATGTAGCCTGTTCAGGATCATTTTTTACGATGGCCGGAGTATTTAATATTGTATCAACATCTATGTTCTGGTTCGTATTACGATTATTGTTTATTGTCTCTGGTGACATATTATATTGCATAATAATGGATGGATACAGTGAGTTCAAGTCAAATGACACCACTGAGTCATACATAGCCGGAATAGGTTCCTTCACATAACCACCTTCAAATTGGACTCGAGGGTGGTTCTTAACGGTTGGGACGCAGATGTTATTCGCATATAGTGTACGATATAGGATTGAGTCCCACATTACTGTGGTCCCGAGTGTGTCACTATAGTTAACCCCAGCCCTGTATGCCATTGATACAGCAATTGCAATCAAGCCAAGTTTCTCTTCCATTCGGACAACTAGGTGAACGTCTTTAATGTTATAGTCAATAAACTTTTGATAGTCATTCTTATATAGTGCATCAAGTGAGCCGTGCTCTTCATATGATATCTTCTTCTCACCAAGTACCACATATGCTACGTGATTCAGTTTATATGATTCTTGAGCTCCGTACTGGTTGGCGAACTTCTTAAAGATGTCGATATAGTCTAATTGCTCAATGCCTACGATTTCAACTGCTTCAGAATTCATGTAATCACTTTGGACAAATTTATACGGAGATAGCCTCTCGGGTGGAATGTTGTAATCATTTAATCGCTTGAGGCGGTTAACAATATATGGCATATCATATCCACCACTGTTCCAGCCTGTAATAATGTCCGGATAGTCTGCTTCCCACCAATCCAAGAATTGTTCAAATAGGTTGACTTCATCTTTACAGTGGAAATATTGTATTTTTAGGTCATCGTTAATAGTTGACTCAACGGAATACTTAGAATTGCCATGGCCCCAGACGACATATGTATCAGATAGGGAGGACTTAACTGTTATGGATAGGACCTCGCGTGCGGCTTCGCGTGGGTATGGGAAGCCATCACTAGAGTCTGTTTCGATGTCGATCGTGACAGTATTGATTTTCTCTATATCGTATTCGAGGTCTGCATTGTCATATGGGATAAAGTAAGAACCATTGATGTATGAAATTACAGGTCTATTCAATCCTTGTAAGTCTAGGTCATTGTGTTTGAGTTTATATTGCGTGGTATTTATACCCTTCTCTACAACTCGAGCCATTCTTTGGCCCCTCATATCGTGCCATTGCTCGGTGTTGTATAGTTCATCCCACTTCTTATGCATTCCGACTGGATACCAAAGTGATGGACGATATTGTACGTGTTTTGTGAATCTTTTGCCTGACGCGGTTACGCCACGGACTCCAAGGGTGTTGCCTAGCTCGCCTGTGAAACCTAGACGTTTGACACTAGTGTAAAATTGTTTCATGTAGCTTCTTTCTCATTTAATTTCTGTATAGTATATATTATATCACACTTTACGGTGTTTGTAAAGGTTTATTTACACTTTTTGGTACATAAAAGTGTAGCAGATGTGCATTTTTTGGTACATAAAAATGGCCAAGACGGGATCTTCCGCCCTGGCCATCCAGTTCAGGTTTTACGCTGTGTACGCGATAAAAACCATCAGGGGTGCAATTGTATAAACTACAATTGGCGTTCCTAACAATGATAGAAGCACGCAAGCAGCATTATCCCGGATTTCACTCAGTAAGTAGCTCACTGTTTTTTCCTCCGTTTGGGTTAATGTTAATTTTGCGTGGACGCATTTCTTCGGGAATCTCTACTACCAAATCAATGATCAGTAAACCATTCACAAAACTTGCTCCCTTAACGACAACATTTTCTGCGAGTCTGAACGACTCTACGAATTTCTTGGCGGTGATACCTTTATGTAAGAACTCTCGTTCTTTATCGGAATCGTTGCCACCGGATACTACAAGTAGTCCAGGCTTTAATTCGATACTTAAATCTTCTTCCCTATATCCAGCAAGTGCTAGTTCAATAGAAAACTCCGTGTCACTATGTCTTACGACATTGTGTCTGGGGAATCCTTTCTCATTGGCTATACTTGATAGTTTCTCGATCTCTGACCAAACATGATCAAATCCAATAAACCTGGAATGCGGGAATGCGAATGCATTGTTCATCTTTCTTTCTCCTTGCTCCTCTTGCGAGCGAGCCTTTATTTATAGCCACATTATTGTGCACTATATATTATATATAACGAATTACTCGTTAGATGTAATTTTTTTACTACCTATTTGATATTTTGGGATCAATTGCCAATCAGATTTGTTCTTGAAAGGAATAATCTTAATTTGCTTCAAAGGTGCACAGGGTGCAGCTTTAGAACTATCAACCATTGTGACTAGTCCCCAATCACTAAGCAGTGTTGTAATTGTGTTTCGGCGTTCGATATCATTGACCATTAAACTAGATGGTTTCCCATCAAGTAAGAATAATTCTTTGAAATGGACAATAAAGTATCTGCCTTGTTTGTGTAGTATATGACATGACTGGAATAACTTCTGATCCCTGTGTGATGCGATTCCTATACGAGTCAGTGTTTCTCTAATCTTCAAGAAATCATCTGGCTCATTAAGTACCACTTCCAACATGTCGACCGGTTGCCATCCACTTGCTATATCATCATTTTGCTTTTGTTCGTCCACCTTCGTAGCTCCTATCTTTCAACTCATCAATCTGGCCTTGTGAAAGGAGTGATAGTGCAGACTTTGCCTGTTTATTACTATATCCATAATATGTTTTCACGGTTTCTAAGTTTTCATCCTCAGAAGCTTTCATCCATTTTGAAAAACGTTTTTTCTTATTAACTATATTTATATAAAATAAATATTGGAGTTTTGAGTCCAGGTGATTCAATCGGTTCATCTCATTAGCGATATGTGTTGTGTCTTGGAAGAAGGACAACCCACGGTTGACGATAAATGGCACATATTCTTTCTCTGCCTGTTCATCCACCATAATATCGTTCTTAGTCATATTGATACTATTAAGATAATCGAATGGGGACAGACTCATTTGAATTTCACCTCCAGCATGAGTTCTGTTAAACATGCAACCAAATTAAGCTCATGATCAGCGACAAAGGCGTTTTTATATTGATACTCACCTAAGATAAGCACAACATGTGGAACCGATTTGCCGTCAATGTACTCATACATCGTATCGAATAGCTTTCGAAAAACAGATGCAGGATCTGAATCTAAATTGTCTGCCACCCATTGCCTCATCTTTCGGAAGTCTCTTGCTTTCAGGTATCCGATCAAGTTCTCAATATTAACCTCTGAGATCGATACAAGTACACCAGAATCAATGACTCCAGATGTAGAGTAACGTTGCAACTCATTGATAACCCTACGCCAGTCTGGCATATGCTTCATAATCAACTCTGCTAGAACCGGTACTTCGTA